CGGCAAGGTGCGCGAGGCCAACTGGAAGTCCGATTTGGTCGACTTCCTGATCCGTCGCAAGTACGTCTAACCCGGCCGGGGAGGGGCGACCCTCCCCCACCACCCTGTAACCGAGAAACCGAGGACCCGACTATGAAGACCAAAACAGCCTACGAATGGGCGCTTGAGACCGTCACCACCGACGACTTCAACGACATCTTGGATGTCTGGCACCACGACTCGCTGGCCGACTTCTCCGACGACCAGATTCGCCGCGTGTTGAGCGGCGAGCGCTTCACCGTGGACGGTGGCGCCGCGGGCCCGCTCGAGGTGCGCTACGAACTGGCGCTGACCAAGCGTCGATATGAGCGCCTGCCGACCACTATCCTGTCCACCGGCAAGCCGGGCGAGGACATGCTCGACCTGCTCGACATCGGCTACGCCTACGTCGGGAACGAAGAACCCGGCCAGCTTCCGGCCGAGTTCGACGAGGCGCCCGGTAAGGTCCCGGCGCGATTTAAGGCCGAGCTCGCGAAGCGAATCGCGCGCTTGAAGCCCTGACCCCCGGCCGCGGGGCAGGGTGTTGACGCCCTGTCCCGCGACCTCTACACTACTCCTCACCAACCGCAACCGAGGACCCGCGCATGAACATCACCAGCCCCAGCCACGACCTCTTTCTCTCCTACGCCCGCCGCGCCGGCAAATGGTCGGCCATCGTGTACGTCGGCGGAAAACTGACAAAGTTCAAGGAGCTCAAGGAGCTCAAGCAGGCCGACCTGATCAGCACCGTCTCCGACCGCGGCAACGTGTACCTGCGGTTTACCCCGGCCGGCGTGGCCTACGCCCTTGAGAACGGGGTCGACCTCTGCGACGGCACGGTCATGCAGAACTACTTTGAGACCCTGAACGCCGCGCTCGACGCCGAGGGCCTGCTCGATTCTTGGGACTGTTCCAGCAGCCCCATCGCCCGCGGCGAGACCCGCCGCTGGACGTGGCAGGACGGCAGCCGCCACGGCCGCCAGTGCTCCGTGTACCGTGACGAGACCGGCCGCTACGAGCGCCCTGTCCACTACGCCCGCTAACCGCAACCGAGGACCCGACAATGGCCAAGACCATCCCCGACCTTAACCGCGCGCTGGCCAAGGCCGGCGCCCCCGTCACCCTGTACCGCGGCTACGGCTACCTGTACTACGTTTACGACGACGTGCCGGCCAACGTCTGGCAGGACCGGTCCATGCCGCTCTGCCACTTCAAGCAGATGCCGTTCGTGTTCTGGCTGGAAGAGGGCCTGCGCTTCGCCGCCGAGGTCCGCGCACAGCGCGAGGCCCTCGCACAGCGCGAGGCGCGGTTCGCCGCCCTGATGGAGTACGACCCGGACGCCGACGAGGACGACGAGGACGACGAGGACGACGAGGACGACGAGGACGACGAGGACGACGAGCCGTAAGACTGCTGACGATGGCCCGGGGGACCGGGCCGAAACACCGCCCCCGCGGTGTCCAGTCAACCAACCGAGGACCCGAGCATGCCGAAGAAACCCCACCGCACCGTTTTTCACTGGGCGTGGAACGCGGAGCCGCTGCAAGTCGACCCCAGCATGACCCGGAAGCGGGCTGCTATCCTGCTCCGGGACTGGCGCAGCAACCCGAACACGCGGCTGGAGCGCGTTGGCCGCGGGCGCTACCGGATCGAGATGGAAGGCGCCGGCTGCGCTGTTGCCACCATGACCATCGCCCGAGGACCCGACCATGCGTAAATCCCGTTACCGCGGCCCAATGGCCGTCTGGCACCGCCCCACCCCGCTTTGGCAGCGCGCCCTGCGGTGTGTCTTCGAGGTGGTCGGCGTGGTGGGCCTGATGCTCGCCCTGCTGTTCCTGCTGGCCGCGGCGCCACACATCGATGCATGGGTCATCGGGAACCGGCCGTGGTAGCCCGGCGCCCCAGCGGCTGGCACCGGGAGTCTCGCCGGCTCGGCGCCGCGATGGGCTGGCGGACCTGCGCGACGTGCGGCGAGCGCAAGCGCTCGGATGCGTTCTACCCCCACCCTGACACCCCGGACGGCATTAGCCCGGACTGCAAGGCCTGCGAGGGCTACTGGATGGCGACCGGGCACATCCGCCCGCGGCGCCGGGAGCCCGCAAAATAAATTGCGGGGAAGTGTTGACGGCATGGCGGGCAATCTCTACACTTCCCCTCACCAACCGCAACCGAGGACCCGACCATGAGCAAGCCCGACCTGATTCGCCAGACTTTGCTGGACCACTTCATTGAGACCGGAAAGCCGCTGCTGATCAGCGAGCTGGTAACGATGTGCAAGGCCAGCCGCCAGACCGTCAAAGACGCCATCTGGGACCGCTCCTACGACTTCGACTTTTGCGACATTGAGGTGTGGAGCGGCAGCAGTTGGAATGGCCGCTACCGCGTTTGCCAAGGCGCGCAGCCGTCCCGCCGGTATCTTGCCAGCATTATCAAAGCCGCCCGCGGCGCCTAACCGAGGACCCGACCATGAGCACCTACGGCTACATCCGCGTCAGCACCGCCGAGCAGGCGGACGGCACCAGCCTCGACGAGCAGCGCCGCCAGATTGCCGGCAACGCGATGGCGCACGGCCTCGACGTTACCCAGTGGGTCGAAGACGCTGGCGTCTCCGGCTCGCTGCCGTTCGTTGACCGTCTGGCCGCGCACGGTGTCGAGCCGGTCCGCGGCGACACCATCATCGTCGCGAAGCTGGACCGCTTCAGCCGTGACCTGCGCGACGCGCTGAACACGGTCCACGGCTTCAAACAGGCCGGCGTGCGCCTGATCGTGAACGGCCACGGCGACGTGACCGACGACAGCAACATCTACGCCCGCCTGATGCTCGAAATCCTGTGCGCCTTTGCCGGCCATGAGCGCCGGGTCATCAAGGACCGTCAGAAGACCGGCCAGCGCAACAAGCGCGCGCAGGGCGGCCACATCGGCGGCAGCGCCCCGTTTGGCTACCGCACCATCGGCCACGGCCGCAGCGCGACGCTGGAGGCCATCCCGGAGCAGCAGGCGGCCATCGCCACCATGCTGGCCCTGCGCGCCACTGGCGCGAGCCTGCGGGCCATCAGCGCGGCTGTGGAGGCCCAGCACGGCCTCAAGGCCAGCCATGAGGCCGTGCGCCGCGTCCTGCGCGAGGCAGGCGCCTTGTAGAGGCCCTGCGCCCCGGTCACACTAAGGCACCCCCCGCGGTGCCTTTTTTATGTCCATGCCCAACCCGTTTGTCACGTTCCTGCTCACCTACCGTAACGACCCGGTGGCGTTCGTTGTCGACGTGCTCGGCGTCGAGCCCGACGACTGGCAGAAGGACTTCCTGCGCGCGGTGGCGGCCGGGCATCGCCGGGTCAGCATCCGGTCCGGTCACGGTGTGGGCAAATCAACCGGCGCAAGCTGGGCCATGCTCTGGTATCTGCTGACTCGCTACCCGGTCAAGATCGTGGTGACGGCGCCCACCAGCAGCCAGCTTTACGACGCCCTGTTCGCCGAGGTGAAGCGCTGGGTCAAAGCGCTGCCCCCCGCGCTGGCTGACCTGCTCGACCCGAAGCAGGAGCGCATCGAACTCAAGAGCAGCCCCACCGAGGCCTTCATCAGCGCGCGCACAAGCCGCGCAGAGCAGCCAGAGGCCTTGCAGGGCATTCACAGCGACAACGTGATGCTGATCGCCGACGAGGCCTCTGGCGTGCCCGAGCAGGTGTTCGAGGCCGCGGCCGGGTCGATGTCCGGGCATGCGGCCACCACCATCCTGCTGGGCAACCCGGTGCGCAGCTCTGGGTTCTTCTACGACACCCACCACCGGTTGTCGTCGGAGTGGTGGACGCGCCGGGTGTCCTGCGCCGACAGCCCCCGCGTGAGCCCGGCCTATCTGGCCGAAATGCAGAGCCGCTACGGCGAGGAGTCGAACGCATACCGGGTCCGCGTGCTGGGCGAGTTCCCGCGCAGCGACGACGACACCATCATCCCGATGGAGCTGCTGGAAGCCGCCATCCATCGCGATGTAGCGCGCAGCGACGTGGCGCAGACCGTCTGGGGGCTGGACGTGGCGCGGTTCGGCAGCGACTCCAGCGCGCTCTGTAAGCGCGCAGGGAACGCTGTGCTGGAGCCTGTGCGCCGCTGGCGGGGTCTGGACCTGATGCAGCTCACGGGCGCCGTGGTGGCCGAGTATGAGGCCCTGTCGCATGAGGAGCGGCCGGTCGAGATACTGGTCGATTCCATCGGGCTTGGCGCCGGGGTCGTGGACCGGCTGCGCGAACTCAACTTGCCGGCGCGCGGGATCAACGTCAGCGAGTCCCCGGCGATGGGCGGGACCTACCGCAACCTGCGCGCCGAGCTCTGGTACAAGGCCAAGGCGTGGTTCGAGAAACGCGACTGCAAGCTGCCGAAGGACGAGCAGCTCGTGTCGGAGCTGGCCACCGTGCGTTACAAGTTCAGCAGCAACGGTAAGACGCAGGTGGAAGGCAAGGACGAGATCCGGCGCCGCGGTCTGGCGTCGCCCGACCTTGCCGATGCGTTTGTGCTCACGTTCGCCTCTGATGCCGCTACGGTGACCTACGGGGCGTCGTACAACTCCCCGTGGTCGAAGCCTATCCGCCGGGCCATCCCGCGTCTTGCGTAATCCTGCGCGCGCTGTGGTACGCTTCCGCCATCGATTTGAGGGCCTACCATGAAGAAGTCGAAGATGCAAGCCAAGGTCGGCAAGGTAATGCACGAGTTCAAGGGCGGCACGCTGCATTCCGGCAAAGGTGGGCCCGTGGTCAAGAGTCCGAAACAGGCCATCGCCATTGCGATGAGCGAGGGCCGCAAGGCCGCGAGGAAAAAGTAAATGGCTAACCAGCTTGTCGACGGCAACGGCCGTGTCATCCCCGGCGCAATTCTATCGTCTGACGACATCGGCACCTCTGGCGTTGTCGCTGTTGGTACGACCTCCGCGGCCACCGCGGTTCTGTCGGCGACCAAGGACGTGCTGGTGCGACTAGCGTGCTCGCAGGGCCATTGCCATTTTGCAATCGCCGCGACGCCCACCGCGACCATCACTGCCAGCCCGATGCTGGTCAACAATTGGGTCGAATATGTCTACGTCAAGGCCAACGAAAAGCTGGCCTTTATCCGCGACGCCGGGGTGACCGCGGCTACGGTTGCGTGGACGGTCGTCGACTAATGGAGTGCCCGCTCGCCACGCGCGACATCAAGGCCAACCTCAAGGCCCGCGACTGGGCGTTCAAAAACGTCGGCTATGGCCCGGCGAACCCGGGCGACCCCAGCCCGCAGTTTTGGCAAGCCCGGGCGGATGAATGGCAGACGACGGTGGCGCAGGCCAAGGGCATGCGCTGCGGGAACTGCGCTGCGTTTATCCAGACTGCGGAGATGCTTGACTGCATTCTTGACGGCATCGACGACGAGCCCGAGGGCTACGCGGCGAACGTGCTGGACGCGGCTGACCTTGGGTTTTGTGAGCTGTTCGACTTCAAGTGCGCTGGCGACCGGACGTGCTCTGCGTGGCTGGCTGGCGGTCCGATTCACGGCCCCCGGCTAGAGCGCGACCGCGTGCGCAATCAGATTCTGCGAATCCAGTACAAGGCGCCGAAATGACCGGACCGACCCCAGAACAGATCGCGATGCTGGCCGACGCAGGCGTCGAGCTGCCGGACGAGGACGACGCTGGTCGCGAAGACGCGGCCGAGATTGAGGCCAACGAGAAACTTTCCGCGGCCGTTGCGGCTGAGCTCACAGATGCGATTGATTACATCGACAGCGTGGTGTCCCCGGAGCGCGCGAAGGCGACGAGATATTATCGGGGCGAACCGTTTGGCACCGAAGAGGAGGGTCGCAGCGCGCATGTGAGCACCGATGTGCGCGACGTGGTGCTGGGCATGATGCCCAACCTGATGCGCATCTTTACGGGCACCGAGCGCGTGGCCGAGTTTGTCCCCGTGGGCCCGGAGGACATCGCTAGCGCAGAGCAAGCGACCGACGTTGTCCACCAGATTTTCAGCAAGCAGAACCCGGGCTTTTCGATCCTCTACGCGGTGTTCAAGGATGCGCTAGTCCGCAAGACCGGCATCGTTAAGTGGTGGCCCGAGGAACAGATCGACACTAGCGAGTACAGCTATTCGGGGCTATCTGACGCCGAGGTTGCGGTGCTGACGCAGGACCCGGAACTGGCCGTGGTGAGTGTCGCGATGAACGTCGAGGCCAAGGCCGAAAGCCTCGACATGCAGGGCCTCCAGCCGATGGCGCCACCGACGTTCGATGTGGTCCTGCGCCGGGTTAAGCGCCAACTCAAGTACCGCGTCGCCGCGGTGCCGCCGGA